CTGTCGCTGTTGAGTATTCAACCGCCGCGTCTGTTGTCGCTGTGTTACCCGATACAGTGAATGTTACTGTCTGGCGAGCATACGCAGTGCCTGAAGTCGATACCTCAGTACCTGATGCGTCCTCGTCTGGGTTCGATGTGAACAGTGCGAGATAAAGAGTTCCAGGAGCGGTGTAGGCGTTGCCACCAAACACATGGTCCAGAATCTCGGTTTCTAAGTGGTTAGAGAATGACATTATCCAAGTCCTCTGATGTTAAGCCTGATGCCCGTTCCTGAGTTTTTCACGCGCTCAGATTGAGTATTAAGGTTGACTACAGCCGCCGCATATAACTGTGACCATAACTGTAACCTCTCGTCTTCCTGCAAGTATGGCGCAGAATGTATCAAACTGCCATAAAGGTATACGTCAGGAGCGTAGTCCAACAGCCAGTTGGTTGTGGTGCTATCTGACAGTGCAGGAATCTTTTTGTAGTACAGAAGTTCAAAGTCATAGGTGTCATCCGGTGTCGGATACAACTCAAACTCACCTCGTACATGTGCGTAGAATCGTGGCTTGCCGGTGATGTCGTCATTATCCTGGCGCTTGTCTGCAATGGCAGAGAGACTAGCCAGTTCAAGTGTTGACGTACCTGAGCCTGTTAAGTGAAGCCGGATCGTTTCGAGCCAGTCAGCAGGAACCTGCATATACTGATCGCCTGGATCTTGCTGTCCTGATGCTCGCTCTTCCATCTCCCAGTGGCGGATGTCTCGATTGATCTGAGCCTCTGCCAGTGAGATGAAATCAGGGATCACCGAGTCGAGATCGGAGCGGTTCAGGAAGTTAGCGATTGAGGTCTTCAACTCGCTGTAAGTCGATATTGCCATTACTGGTTCTTCCGCTGGTTGTATGCGTCCATTGTAGCATCACCTAATGGTGTTGGAGCCATAAATCCAAGGAGTGCGTCTAAGATCATCTGCTGGACCTCTGCGCGAGCCTCTTCCTTGTCGCCTATGGTCATGCCTGCTGTAGCGATATCTGCCGCTGTAGCGTCTTCTGGTAAGCCTAATGCCGCAAGTAGGCCGCCTGCCGCTACTGGAGCCGCTCCGCCCAAGATGTTTGGCTTGCCGATATTGTCTGGATCGAATGCGGCCCTAACATCTTTGACTCGCGCAGGGTCAAAGACTACTACCTCATCACCGAACTCTAGCGCGTCAAAACCTTTTTCTTTGAGTTTGCTCTGCACCATATTCCAGAACGTATCACCAATCGCCATCGGAGGTACGCCTTGAGCCTTCATCTCCGCAATGACGCTTTTCTCAACATTGTTGATGTCTTCGCGCTTGGCTATGTTGCTCGGGCCAAAAACACTCATGCGTCTTGGATCGCCGCGCTCTACATATTTTTCGCCGTAATATGGCCTCGGTGATAAGTAAACGCCCTGCCCAAACTTACCACTAGTGCTAGGCTGAAACTCATTGAAGTCACGGTTAGTCCAATGGAACAACTCACGGCCTGTGTCTGTTGCCTGCTCTCCTGCCCTTGCTAAACGGCTAGCCTCATCCATAGGCAACTCGCCAGTAGCGATCTTCTTAGCCGTATCTTCTGGGTATCCTGCTTTGATCAGGCGATCAATGATTTTGAGGATAGTGCTAGCCATTAACGTGTCTTGCTCCGCAGGTAACCTTCCATTGTGTCTACACCGCCGCCAGCAGATGTTGGAGCCATGAAGCCGAGAAGTTCACCTAAAATCGCGTTTGCTGTTTCTGCGCCACCTTGCTTTTGTGATGATCTAACACCCTCACTAACAGCCTGTGCGCTCGGCATACTCATTCCACCAGGAATTGGTGATGCGTTATCAGATGCCGCACTAGATAGCATCTTGTAGATCGTACCTGCCGCGATCAATCCTCCGCCTGCATCGTACAATGGCATTCCTCTTGGGATACCTCGTGCAACCTCATCTGGGGTGCGTCCAGTTAATCTTGCTGTTCTTTCAATAGCCTCGTTGACAAACTGAATCATCGGCTTGCCTTCGATGCCTTTGTAACCTGCCCACGCAACATCTTGCATATTCGCAGATTGTAGTCCGCGCTTTGCCGCCTCATCTGCAACGATGTTTTCTAGGATTCCATACGCACCCTGTGGCGGAGCATTAAACTTTCCACCGGTCATTCCTGAAGTCATCTGTTCATCGATGGTTGCCCGTGAGCGATCACCCTGGAAGTTTGCAGAGAAGTTATGGCGTTTCGGTTGTCCAGCCGTAGTGAGTGGATTACCCTGCTTCAGTACCTTGTCATACATCGCCATGTTGCCGGTTACAAAGCGTCCACCGATTGGGACTGGCATCTTATACGCGGCATCAGGCACATCAAGACCTTTCTGTCGCAGGTAGTTGCCGTATTGAGCCATAAGTAAATTAGACCCAGGATCTGCACCACCTGTAGTTGCGGCCATTGCATCAGCGAATAATTCCTTGAAAGCCTTTCTGCCTTCCTTCTCGCCTAATTCTTCAATGAACATCTTTTCCATCTGACCCATTGCATACCAGTCTCTTGCTAATGGATCATCAGCAGACTTTTCATATGCTCTGATCAACGATTCTCTTGCTTGTGGAGTATCGAACTGAGCGATCTTGGCATCGATGGTTTTCTGTGTCTTTGGAAGCGTGTCTGTCAGGGTGTTGCCGGTGAACTCATACTTTGTCGGATCGGCATAGAATCTTTCTTCAAGCGGGAAGTATGGATCGTAGTTGCCAGCCTTGATGTCTTTATCGATCTTAGCTCTGGCTCCCATGATCTCTTTGGTCAACTCATTCTGGCCTTTCGCCATAAATGCTTTGCCAGTCTTCTTATCGACTTGCTTTACCGGAGGCGCTGGTTTCGGATACTCATCTGCTAACTTTCTGCCGATAGCTTCAACGAAACCGAGGATGCTGTTCTTTGCCATGTGGCCGTCCTAAGTATGTGATCACTTGGACATTTTACCACTATTGAGTGGTTATGCTACACCTGCGAGATTTCTACGAATCGGCGTATCCCAAGTATCTGTCTGGCCGATGCCTTGTCTGTAGATTGCAACAAGGCCGAATGCATCTGCACCATGTGATGCCCAGTCATGCTCTGGTCCAAGTCCAAGCCCTCTAGCCTCGTCACGCTTCTCGTGATACCAACCGAGAGCTTCTCTGCCGCCCTTGGTGTTTTCATCGTGGAATCGGCAGGACGGGAACATACGCCTGGCCGCCTCGATACGGGACAGTACAGCGCCTGCTCCCTGGTTAGGGATAGACTCAACAGTGAACCCTGCGTCATTTAAGAATCCCTCCGGAGTGACCTTGTAGACCATATCGTGCTTCCTGCCATCGTGCGGCAGGATACAAAGAGCATCCTCGTAGCCTTTCGATCTGAGCCAATTCACATGCGACTCAAACGGTTGGCCGACAGCCTCGTAGTAATCAATGAGCCGAATCTCTTCACCAATGTACTGAACAATCCAGATAGCAGTCGCATCCGACTTTTTGGAGGTTCCGCCGATGTCCCACACGGCATGTAGTTTGACAAGAGGATCTTTTCCAAAGAATCCGATTCTACCCTCAAGTGCCGCTTCCGATAGGTGTCGAGCGTAATACGCGCCTTCCAAGACAGTTGCATACTCTCCCTCCCATACATGTGGATACCGATCAGGAGTGATGCGTAGACAGTCATCCTTCTCCTGTATCAGTACCTTACTGATCCACGGGTTGTGCTTCCAGTTTGCGTTGACTACGACAGCACCTGTTGGAGTGTTGTCCGAGCGCAGTAGCTGATCAATCGCATCTGTTGGCCGGTTGGGGTTCCAGGATGCCCAGATCTCCGAACCTTCCTTACGCATGGTTGGTGTCAGTAACTCAAGCGATCTATGGCTCAATGACTGAGCCTCCTCGATCCATGCTCGGTCAAAACCTTCCAGCGACTTAATAGAGTCAGCAGTGTGGTCCTGCATACCAGTGAAGATGATCACGCCATCATTGGGTGTCTCGATGACCTCTCGGTAGACCTTAAAGCCTGCCTTCTCACCTAAGTTGTACGCCTGGAGTTTGTCCTCGATCAATCGCTTGGATGACTGCTTGAGAGACTTCTGTACCTCTCGGATACA